GGCCGCCGGGACAATGTGAACCGGGGTGGAGGCGCCCGTCAGGCGGCGACCTGGTCGAGCTGCGTGAGCAGGTCGCTGAGCAGCGCGTCGAGGGCGGGGCGGTAGCGCGCCGATTCGATGGTCAGGTGCCGCAACACTGGCGCCTCCTCGGCGGCGAAGGCGATGGTGAACCGGCCGAGGCGCAAGTTCTCCGGCGAGTTCTTGTCGCGGGTGAAGCCTACCTTGAAGCCGAGGATCGCGCCCTCCGCCTGCAGATCGCGCAGCGCAAGCGTCATCGTGTTGAGCACGGCGTCGATGGTGTGCGCCGTGATGTTGAACTTGCCGAGGTAGAAGCGCAGCGTCTTCAGGAACAGCAGGTGGATATAGTCGCGGCCGCGCGTGACGTTGTAGAAGCGCCAGAGATCGTCTTCGCCGGCGTTGTCGGTGCCGACATAGACGTAGCCGCCGGAGGCGATGGCAGTCTCGACGCCCGCTTCGCCGCGCAGGATGACGCCGCCGTTGAGGGCGAGAATGGCCTGTCCCTCGGTCGCCCCGTCCGTCAGAGAGAAGTCGATCGGCCGGTTCGGCCCCACGATGCCGTAGAGCGGCTGGTTGGCCCAAGAGTGGAACGGCAGGCCCTTCTTCTCGAAGTCACGGCGCGCCGCAACGCCGAGGATCGTGCCGACGCTGTCGACGACGGCGGCATTGGTGCCAACCTTGACCCATGTCTCGACGGGAACAAGGCGGCTGCTGTTCAGCGTCTCGCGCCAGTCGGTGAAGCCCTGCAGGCTGTCGTGGGGGCCCGACACGACTGCGTGCCCCAGCAGGCGATTGAGCAAGCCCGGCAGTTCGGCGCAGACCGGGTTGGCCAGGTCGGCCACTGTGTCGCGCTGGAACGTGTAACCCGGCACGCCGATGAGGCGCGGCACGACACCGAGCATGGGGCCGGCGAGCAGCAGGGCATGGATGCCGGTCTTGAGCGCAGACGAGCCGACGAGATTGGCGATCGTCTCGTCGTCGTCGGCGCCGGCCTCGACGCGGACGATGACGACGCGCGCGGCGACCTGGAATTCGCCGAGCTGGGCGTTGATGAGGTCGATCTGGCCGGCGAGCGACCCGGTCGCGCCGAGGGCCGTGGCCGCGGCGGCATCATCCGAGAAGATGTGCACCGGCGTGTTGAGGGGGAACTTGGCCGCATCGGCTTCGGGCGCCGTGCCGACGAGACCAATGACGGCGAGATCCGCGCCGACCGCGGGACGCGGCTCGTTGTCGACGCGGTTGATGGTCATACCAAAGGTGGGATTAGCCATCGGGCAGGCCTCCAAAGAGAAAGCCCGCCGGATAGCGGGCTTCGGACGGTTGGGACGAAAGGAGAAGGGGCAGACAGTGAGGTGCGTGCCGGGGCTTGTTATGCAACGCCACCTGCAAAGGCCGCGTCGATCTCGGCCATTGTGGTGATGTTGCCGGCCGTGATGTCCGCTAGGACCTGTGCCTCGATCGCGAACGCGTCGCGGATGTGGGTCCGCACCGCCAGCGCCAGCGCCTTCATGTCGGCGTTCGTGAGCGCCCGGAACTCGCCATCGGCGAACTTCCACGCGTCGCCATCCTGGCGCTCGCCGCGCTCGATCGCGAGCACCTCGGCAACGATCTTGCCCTGGCTTTCCCGGTCTGTGTGGACCGACCAGCCCGACCAGGTTGTGCCACCAACCTCGGCTTCCCAGCGACGCATGGCGGCATACTCGGCAAGGCTCGGCTCTGGCTGCGGAACGTCTTCGAGCTGATAGCTCTCGCGCGGCACGCCGTCGTCGTCGACCAGGACGGCCTCGCCGACGGGGACCTTGCCGGGCGGGATGATCGCCGGCTGGATCACGGCGAGGCCGGCGTCCGCCAACTCGGCCGTCGACCAACAGCGCTCAACGTCGAGCGTGTTGTGCTGGGCTTCGTCGAGCCAGCCGTCCCAGCGTTCCCACACGCCGTTCTTCAAGATCGCAAGCGCCATCGTCAGCTCCAATCGATCAACACACGGCCGTGGCCACCCTGGCCGGACTGTTCCCAGCCGTCCGAGATCGGGACGCCACCGGTGCCGACCACAACAGTCAGCGTTTCTCCCGGCACGGGCGCTCCCGGCGCCCCGGCCGTGACGGTCACATCCGAATAGCCGCCGGCTCCGCCGCCTCCACCGGCCGCCTGGCCGAAACCGACGACGCCACCCGAGCCACCGCCTGGGTAGCCGCCCGGCTGCGACCAGACACCTTGGCCTGACGTGCCCGGTGATCCACCGCCGCCTTGGGGAGCGCTGCCGCCGGGGCCGCCGGTCCAAGCGAAGCCGGCTCCACCGGCCCCGCCATTGGCGGTCGTACCTGTCCCGCCCGCTCCGCCTGCACCAAAGCCGCCGGCGTAGCGGCGACCGCCCTGACCTCCGCCGGCGGAGACCGTCCCGCACGAGGACGGCCCGCCATTCGCGCCGTCGTAGCTGGTGCTCGACCACGTCGCGCTGCCCGAACCGCCGGCGCCCCACACGCGCCGGCGCAGGGTGTTGTAGGGCGGCACGGTGAAGGAGTACGTGCCCGGCGATGTGAATGCCGCCGAGCCCGGCACGACGCTGCCGCCGACGAGGAGGGCATTGGCGAGACCGGGGAGCATTACACCAGCCCCGCAATGCTGGAGCCGATCACGAACCCGCTGTGCAGGACCTGATAGGCGACGACGTTGGTCCGGCTGGCGGCCGTGTTCATGGACGGGGCGTTGCCATTGGCGAAGCGCCATGCCGATCCGAACGCCACCGTTCTGCCGCCTGTCACGTCCTGCTGAAGGACGATCAGGCCGGTCTGGCCTGCCTTGGCATTCGTCGGGTTGCCGATCGTAACGTTGCCGCCGAGCACGTTGTGGAAGTTGAGGCCTGCGCCGAAGTTCGGCGCGTAGGTGCCCGCCGCGAGGGTCGAGCCCGCGGCGGCGGACAGGCCGACGTAGCCGGCCGCCGCCCAGACGCCGTCCGAGGTCAGCACCGTATTGGCCGTGCCCGCGCGGAACTGGGCCGCAGTCGCCTTGTGACCGGCGTGCCAGATGGTGTTGCCGTTGATGTCGACCGTGCCGTTGGCGCGAAGCGAAATCGTGCCCGCAGGAACTGCGGTCCCGTTGCCATCGTCGACATAGACCCGTAGGTGCGCATCGCCGGTGTTACGGTCCCAATAGAACAGCGCACGGTTGTTGCCGGCAGGATCCTGCAGCCAGACATGCGCGTTGCCGTTGGCCGCCGCCCGGGCGGTCAGCCGGTCGATCGCGAGCAGCGTCCCGGTCAGATTGCCGCCGGACATATTGAGCTTGGACGCAGGGTCGAAGGTCTGGGCGTCCCACATCTGCCGCCACGTCTGCCAGGCGCCGTTGACGCAAAGGCGCTTCCAGCTCGCTCCGTTGCTGTGATTGAGGGCGGTCGCGATCTGCTCGACGTAGAGGCCCGGATTGCTGTGCCGCTGCACTTGCACGAAGTACCAGGTGCTGCTGCCTGCGCCGGTTGGCCCATTGGCGAGATTGCTGCCGTCGTAGAAGCCGGGCGTCGTCAGAGCATCGAGGTCGGCGCCCGAGATGGCCTTGGCCTTGCCGTAGGTGAATTCTCCCCCGACCGCCAGATTGCCGGCGATCGCGCCGCCGGCGACGTCGAGCTTGCCCGCCAGCCCGGCGATGATGGCCTGGACATTCGCCGCCTGCAGGTGGGACGGGAACCGCGCGTCCTCGATGGTGCCGGAGCGGATGTCGCCGGCGGCGATTTGGGCCGGCACCCACACGCCACCGACCAGCTTGAAGAACATGCCGTTGGCGGCCTGTTGAAGGTCAACCCCTTGCAGGGCGCCGAGCTGGTGCGAGTGATCGGAGGCCGCCTTGCCCTGCAACGCCGTCACGAGACCGACGATGTGCTCGATCTGGTGCTCGTGCTCCAATGGAGCCTTGCCGAGCACGGCCGCGATAAGCGCGCCGACGTCGCCGTCGATCTGCGACAGCGCCTCGATGAGCCGCACCACATCATCCCGGAGCTTGTTGCTCTGGTCCGGCAGTGCGTAGTTGCGGCTCTGCGTGCGGTTGTCGATGACGTCTGCCATGTGACCCTCAGACCGAATAGGCGCGCAGGCGGGCGATGGACGGGCGGGCGCCGGGGCTGCCTGTCAGCGTGATGCGGATGCGCCCTTGCTGGGCGGTGAAGTTGGTCCGCTCATAGCGAGGCTCGGTCCAGCCACCGCCGAGGACGCCGGCGCCGGCCGCCGAGAGCGGTTGCCAGTTGTTGTCGGTGCCGTCCACGTGGACCGCGACCGCCGAGCCGGCCGGTAGCCGCGCCGCGAACAGTGCCGCGACGCGCACCGCATTGCCCATGTCGAATGCGCGGGTGATGTAGGTGCCGGAGGGGCGGATGCGCCCGCCGACGAGCGTCGTGCCCGGATAGAGTATCGGCGCCACCTTGGCCGTGCCGGTCAGCACGGCCCGGAGCGTGACCTCGCCCGTCACGAACTCGCTGAACGCGACCCCCTGCCCAGGCGCCAGCGCAATCACGGTCGAGCCGCTGACGAGCTCGTAGCGGAACCGGGCGGCGTCGCTCGGGATGTCGACCGTGCCGCGTACGAGGACGTCGCTGATCTGCTGGAACTCGCCGGTCCACAGGTCGATCGTGCGGCTCGTGGCGGTGAACTTTGCCGCGACCAGCTCGAAGTGCATCGCCGTGTCCTGGTGCGCCGTCCAGGCGAGGCGGTTCACCGATGAGAACAACGGCGCGACGGTGTACGGGTGCGACGAGACGCGCTGCTGGGTGAGCGGATCGACGTCGCCGAGCCGGGCGATCGCTACGGCATGGTCGGCATCCGCCGTCAGGACGACAAAGCAGAACTGGCGGTCGGCCGGCAGGAAGACGGGTGTGCGGAAGCGCGCTTCCACCAACTCGCCCACCTCGACCGTCTGCATGTTGACGAAGGCCTCGGCGAGCACCTCATTGGTCGGATAGCCGTTGAGGACCGTGGAGAGCTGCACGCGCACGCCGTTAGCCCGGTTGCCGATCGCGGTGAAGCGGAAGTTGATCCCCGCGATGTGCCGCGGCTCGGGCAATGTGAAGGGCTGCGCCAGCGGATCCGACGAGCCGCCTTCGCCGCTCGACTGATCGGCCCCCTGCTGCTGCTGTGCCTCGGGCTGGCGGATCACCACGTTGGTGATCTGGTTGACCACGGTGATGTTGGTGATCTGCACCGGATCGGGCGCCGCCCGCGCCACCAGCGTGACGCGGCGCATGGTGTTGATGTCGACCGTGCCCTCGCCGACGAAGATGGCTTGGGCGAAGCCGCCGGCGGCGCCCTCGGCGCGCACCATGCGGCGACCGGCCGGCATGTTGGCCGGGATCTGGAACGAGACGATGAGCCGCCCGTCCGGGCCGGTCGTCTGCGTGCCGGGCGGCTTCACGTCGACGCCGTCGAAGTCGAGCTTCGACAGGTTCTCGTTGGGCGAGAAGCCCTCGATCGTCGCCTGGATGGGGATCTGGCGCAGGAACTCGGCTTGCGTGCGCTGGATCTCCACCACCTCGTTGATCGTGGTGGAGCCGGGTGGCGTGTCGGGCGCGGCGGTGAACTCACGCGTCACCGGCGAGGTCCACTGCGTCTGCACCTCCGTCCAGAAATCCGCCGCCGGCTCCAGCACGAGGGCGGCCGGCATGGCGGTGAAGTTCATGTACGGGTTGATCTTCATCGACGAGGTGCGCAGCGGCTGGCTAACGATCACCTCCTCCGCCCACGGCAGGGTCTCGATCGCCGAGCCGGCCCGCTGCATCAGCACACTGTCGATGGCGAGCTGCAGCACACCGCGGTTGATGGCGGCCGTCTGCACGGCGCCCTGGTCGCGGTAGAAGTCGTCGACGAACGCATCCGTGAAGATGCCGCGCTTGGCCACCGGCTCGCGGGCGAGGATGTCGCGCTCGGCCTCGGAGCGGTCGAAGGTCTCCAGCACGTCGATCAGCCGGCCGAACAGGCGCCGCTGCTGGTCGAAGGTATAGTTGCGCGTGCCGTTGTTGATGACGGTCGGCGCGCCGAACCAGTTGTGGTGCACCTCGGCGAGCTTGAGCAGCGAGGTCGGTGCGATCGGAGGCAGGCCGCCGTTGCGGGCGCTGATGCCGCGCACGTAGGCCGCGCGGCCCATGACGTCCATGCAGATGAGGTCGATCCTCGGCACCTTGGAGGTGTAGGAGACGAGCACCGGCCGGCCCTGTACGCCACCCGAGACGGTCACCTCGCGGTCGGTCACGTTGTCCGGCACGACGGCGACGTTGTAGAGGTAGGTGACCTGATAGGACGAGCCGGGCGCGGGCTCGGCACCGCCGGGCGCCCAGGAGACGCCATCACCGGCAAGGGCATAGGTGGACGACGCGAAGGTCGTTCCGCCCTGCACGACGCTCTCGATCTCCACGACCGCCGGGAACTGCAGCGGATCCGTGCCGCCGGCCACCGGGCCGCGCACGAGCGTCTCCGTCACGCGCTTGACGACGATGGCCGAGGTGACGGCCGCGATCGGCGGACGCGACACCGCGACGATGGAAGAGCCGCCGGTCGGGCCGGTGAATGTGTGCGGCTCGGCCGCGATCGGCTCGAGGTCGGGATCCTCGGGCACGGCATAGCGCAGCGCCGTCTCCCTGATCCGCTTGAAGCCGCTGATGTTGGCCGTGCCGGCCGCGATCGAATAGACCTGATCCGTGCCGATGCGGCCGAGCGGCGTCACCTCGCAGCCGTCGACGATGTAGTGCCCGAGGGCGTCGTAGTCGTAGCGGGCGATCTGCTGGATGACGCCGGTGAGCGCCGGCGGCGGCATCTGGTCGATGACGGTGCCGTCGCGCAGCACGTAGACCGAGATGAATTCGCCGGGCTGCTCGTCATCGGCAAGCGCCCACACGAGGTGCTCGGCGACGCGCGCGGCGCCGGGCTCGCCCTCGCCCTCGGTGCCCGGATGCAGGCCGACCAGCGAGGGATCGTCCTCCTCGGTGATGACGGTGCCGATCAGGCGCACGCCGACGCGCACCTCGCCGGTCATCGGCACGTCGGTGAGGACCGCCGCCTCGACGGGACGCACATCGCCGGCGACATAGATGCGGCCGGCGGTGAGCGAGACGGTGCCGGCCTCGGTATCGACGATGATATCGGCCCCCTCCTGGCGGTCCCCGTCCTTGGCGATGAGGTTGCCGATGCGGCGCACGCGGCGCTCGCCGAGCGACTGGATCTCGTTGATCTCCGCCGCCTGGGCGATGCGGTCCTCGCGCATGACCACGCGCGCCCAATCGGGATGGTCCGCCGACCTGTCGTAGGCGCCGGGGACACCGGAAGGATGCTCGTGGGACATGGTCGCTCCTCAGAAGCGCAGGACGGCCCGCACGCGCTCGCGCACGGTGCGGCCGAATTCGATGGAGACAGGGGTTTCGGCGACCACCGGCCCGGCCGGGACGATGCCGCCTGCCGGCAGCCACCGGGCGCCGGGCGGGAAGCCGGCCGCGGGGACAGCCGAGAGAACGAAGCCGACGCTGAATGCCGTCGAGCCAAAGCCGTCGCCGAAATCGGTCATGGCCTCGATATAGAGGCGCGTGGCACCGGAAAGCTCGACCGCATATCGGTTGCTGCCGATGGCATAGATGCCGCCGGGTGCCGGCCGCACGGGCCAGCGAGCGCGCGCCCGGCGATAGCCGATGACGGCGCCGTCCGCGTCGCGGAATACGGCCCAGGCGGTGCCGGCCGGTACGGCCGCCAGCATGGCGACGGAGCGTGCGTGTTCGGCGTCCGAGGTCCAGGGCGCATCGGGCCATGGGATATCGTCCCAGCCCAGCTCGATCTCGCCCGTCGGCTCGATCCAGACGCCGAGCGCCTGCAGCTCGGCCTGGGTCATGGCGTGGTCGATGTCGTAGGGCCGGCCGAACGACCATTTGACGTCCGACTGCGGGATGCGAGCACCCGAATAGGCGCTCCAGAGCGTCTGCCCCCAGCGCGTGCGGCCCCATTCCAGCGCCCGGACGTCGTAGCCGTGATAGCCGCGCCAGAACGTGGAGCGCTTCGGCAGGGAGAGCGTGGTGACGCCGTCGATACGGATAAGGTCCGCTTCGTCGTCCCGCACCCGCTCGAGCGCGATCTGCAGCACGTTCCAGAAGCGCCGGCGCGGCGGCGCCTCGTCGAGAGCCGCGCTGTATCCGAGCCAGCCGAGCGCCCGAAAGATCGATGCGGGCGTGCCGCGCACCCGCTGCCATCGGATGCCCTCGTCAATGAGGTCGTAGAGGTTCGGCACATAGGGCGTCAGCTCACCGAGCCCATACTCGTAGACGAGAAAGGGCAGCCAGCTCGGCGGGGGATTTCGCAACTTGATGCCCCGCATCGACGAAATGCCATCGTCGAGCCGCGCATAGACATCGATCGACTGCGAAAGCGCGCGTTCGAGGGGCGTCGACCGGCTCGGCAGGAGGTGGTGCCGAGACATCAGTAGTCGCGCCCCTTGAGGTTGAGCTTGATAGCGCCGATGGCGAGCGCCTCATGCGGCGGCGCCTTCTCATCGGTGCCGGGCGAGATCAAGCGGACGTTGTAGACGCCAGGTCGCATGAGGCGCGCGGTGAGCCAGGACACCGGCAGGTCGAACCCGAGCCCTGTCTCCATCATCCACGCCTCGCGGAGGGTAGTCTCGAGGGTGGAGAGAACGGTGTCGGGGGTTTCGGGCAGCAGCCAGATGTCGGCCTCGACGTCGACAACGCGGAAGACGGCGCTGCGGACGACGATTGTATCGTTGACCATGCGGACGGCCGGATCATTTAGCGCCGCCTCGACTGTCGCGATCAGGGCCGCATCCGCGACACCGTTGCTATCGGCCGCGTAGACGGCGACATTGACCGTCGGATCGCGGCCGATGCGGTAGACGCGAGCATCGGCCACGCGTAGCGAAGCGCTCAGGGCAATTCCGCGATAGCGTGGCTCCGTACCGCCGGTCGATCGCCCCTGAATGGCGAGGACGACACGAAGGCGCAGGCGGTCGTCCAATTCGCCGGGCAGGCGCAGCACGTCATAGAAGGCGGCGAGATGATCAAGGTCGGAGCCCTCGGCAAAGGCGAGCAGATTGGCGCGGGCTGCTTCATTGACCCGGGCGCGCACCAACGTCTCGCGGTAGGCTCCCGTTTGCAGCGTTTTCGTCGTGACCGCGCTCTCCAGCTGCAGGACCGGGCGAACAGGCGGGTGGCGATCGCCGAGATCCTGCTTGTATTCACCGAGAATTGCCTCGTAATCGATCTCCTCGATCACCTTGGGCTTCGGCAGGGCGGTCAGGTCGAAGCTCATCGCTCACCTCATGTGACGACGACGGGGGAACGGCCCTGTTGGGAAATGGTCACGTGCCGCGGCCCTTCGGACGTGAAGTCGCCGAGAAGGGCGCGGGGGCGGAATTGTCCCTCGAGGCGGACGGCAAAGCCGCCGTCACGGCCAACGCGAAGCGGCGTCACCTTCGTCACGCGATAGCGAGGCTCCCACTGCTCGATCGCCGTGACGATGGCGGAGAAGAAGCGCACGATCGTGCGGTCGGTCATGTTCTCGCCGAGCAGGCGGGGCACGAGCGAGCCATACCACTCCCGCATGATCCGTTCGCCGAAGGCCGTGGTGAAGAAATCGCCCATGCATTGGACGACGTGCGGCCAGCCGACGATATCGGCCCCGGTGTCGCGGTCGATATCGAGGCTCGGGTCAATTGCTTGTGCCGCCATCGATTCAGGCCCTGCGCCGCCTCGGTCGCGCGGGCGTCGATTCACGTCGTGTTGGCGGGACGATGGCCGGGCGCTCGAGCACCGAGATTTCCTCATCGGAAACGGCGAGCACGATGCGCGGGTGGGAGCCTATGGCGCCGAAGGTCAGCAACAGCCGATCCCTGTCGGCCGAGATGGCGGCGAGGAGCGCGCGCGGCTCCGTGAGGCGCGCCCGCAGCGCGCCCTCGAGCGTGGGCATGGTGACCTCCGTCAGGGGATGCGGAAGAAGGGCCGGCCAGTCGTGGGGTGGCCGCAGGAGGCGAGGTGCCCCGCCCGGCACGTCGCAATGCCGCCGAGGCGGAACGTCGACGTGCCCTGCACCATTGTCGGCATTGGGGAATGCGGCGGCTCGCCGTGGGGCGCGATGCGGTCACCTACCACCACGGCGGGCGAGCCGTTGACCTTGAACCACGGCACCTGCAAGCCGAGTTGGACGCCGCCGGCGACGTCGATACCGACGAGAGCAATTCCGGGCATCGCGGCGCCTCAGGTGTCGAACTGGTATTCGGGCGCCCGCATCTTGAGGCCGGCGCCGGTCAACTCGAGAGTCGAGCCTTCGCATTCGATGAGGATGCGGGGCACCTTCACGATGAGCTCGCCCTGTCGGAGCTCGAACCGGGCGTCACCGAACGTGACGACATTCTCGTCGCTCTTGTCGCTCGGCGACGGGTTGGTCTGCGACCAGGTCATCGGCAGTGCGACGCCCTGCCGGGGGTCGCCGGTCGGTGCCACGATGGTCATCTGCTGTCCGACGCTCGGCGGGGCGTGAACCTTCAGCGCCCCCGCGGTTTGCGCATAAGGCACCGCCGGCGACAGGACCGGCTCTGCATCACTGCCGCCCACGCGCAGGCGGACGGTTCCCGAACGGGCATCGACCTCGTGGACCGTGCCGTGCCGAAGCATACCCGCAAGACGCCGCTCAATCTGGGCGAGGCGGGTGGCCAATGCGACGATCTCATCATGCATCGGGCAGTTGCTCCGCGATCGCTGCGGCGTCTATCTCGCCGATACCCTCTACCTGGACACGGGAGAGCGGCGCCGGCTCCTCGCTCGGCACGGCTGGCGACATGAAGCCGAGGGCGCGCGCCTCCCCGTCCGCCAAGCCTTGCATGGCCTGCGTCACACGCCAGGAGGGGAGTTGCTCACCGGCAATGGCGGCACGCAACCATGACGCAGAGCCGGACATGACGGGATCCGCTTCGAGCGCAGCCAGAAGATCGCCCCAGACACCGACAAGCGGCTCGCCC